GGTACTGCTGGTGTTTAATTTTAAGGAGTAATTTATGGCTGTTATGAATACTGGTAGTTTTGCAAAACTCCTGTGGCCCGGCTTGAATGCCATCTACGGTAAAGCGTACTCTGAGTACCCTGTAGAATATACGAAATTGTTTGAAACCTTTAAGTCTAGCAAAGCTTTTGAAGAGGATCTCGGTCTTTCTTCTTTTGGTTTGGCTGTTCAAAAGGGTGAAGGGCAACCAATCACTTATGACAACGAGCGTCAAGGCTTTGTAACTCGTTACCAACACCTCGTCTATGCTCTCGGCTTTATCATCACGCAAGAGATGATGGATGACGATCAGTATGATGTGGTTGGTCAGCGTAAAGCACAATCGCTTGCATATTCTATGCGTCAAACCAAGGAAATCTTTGGTGCTAACGTGTATAATCGTGCATTTAACGGTTCCTTTACCGGTGGTGACGGTGTTAGTCTGATTAACGCTTCGCATCCTTTGGTTGCTGGTGGTACGTTCTCTAACCAGATTGCTACTGCTGCTGACCTTTCGGAAGCTTCGCTTGAGCAGGCTTGTATTGATATTGCTGGCTTCACGAATGATCGTGGTCTTTTGATCGCTGTTCGTCCGAAGAGTCTCATTATCCCACGTCAGCAAATCTTTGAAGCACAACGTATCCTGAAAACGGACGGTCGTGTCGGCACTGATGCTAATGACTTGAATGCAATTAAGACGATGGGCATGATCCCTGAGATTGTTGCTAACCATTATCTGACTGATGAAGATGCATGGTTCATTCGTACTGATGTTCCCCACGGAATGAAGTGGTTTGAGCGTAAAGCTGATTCGTTCGATATGGACAATGATTTTGATACGTCTAACGCTAAGTTTAAAGCTTCTATGCGTTTCTCTGCTGGTTGGACTGATCCTCGCGGATTGTACGGCTCTCAGGGCGCTTAATCATTAAATAACAACACTCCCCACGCCTCTTAACAATGCGCACCATGGGGAGTTACTTTGAAAGGTTATTATGATTCAATACCCAGATCCACGTATCACTGCAACGAGTAATGCTAAACAAATTCTTGTTAAGTCCATTATTGTCCGTAACGCGGATAGTACGACTGCACAAGACAAGGCGGTTCTTCCCGCTGGAGCAACTATCCTAAAGATTGATGTGATTGTACCTACTGGTACAGCCTCTGCAACTCTTTCGGTAGGTGTTAAAGGCGTGTCGGCAACTCGATTTATTAACGCTACGTCAGTAGCTACCGCTGGTCAATTGTCTCCTGCTGTTTCTAATATTGGAAACCAAGGTACTACGGATCAGATCATTACGACTACTGTTGGTACTGCCGCAGTCACATCGGATATTTTTGTAAATATCTGGTACGTTCGATAATTAGCAGCCCCCTAGTGGGGCTGTTAGTCTTTAAGGAAAAATAATGCGTCCACAAACAGTCTCCGTTACCGGGGTAGGTACTTCTGCATGGATTCCAGTAAATACAAAGCAAACTCCATTTAACGTAGGCCTTGGGGCGGTTGTTAATGGTACTGTTACTTACACAATCCAACACACATTTGATAATGTGCTTAATCCGGGTGTCACGCCAGTTGCGTTTGACAATACAGGTCTTACCGGACAGACCGCAAATAAAGATGGTAACTATGCTTTTCCAGTTGCCGCTATCCGAATTAATGTTACTGCTGGTACAGGTTCAGTAACTCTAACTATCCTCCAAGGAACCTAATATGAATTTTCAAGCTATTGAAGCTTTCCTAGAGCTAGTACAAAATCCTGATAAATATAAAAAGATGTTGGCTTCTCTTAAGGAACAACATGATACCGTACTTGCTGCTATTGAGTTAACTGCTCCTGCTAAAGAGATTCCAGACCTACATAAAAAGGCATCTGAGGCAGTAGATAAAGCTAAAGCTGAAGCTGAAAGCATTATTAAATTTGCTAACGTAGAGGCTGAAGGTATTGTGGCTAAAGCTAATGATCTTTTGCAAAAAGCTCAAAAAGAACATGATACTGTTGTAGCTACAAGTGCTGAAACTAAACAGATTAATGTAGAGGTAAAGAAAACTTTATCCAGTGTTAAAGAGAATGAGCGTAAGCTTGCTGAAGAGAATCAAGCTCTTAAAGAACAACAAGCCCAACTCTATGCTTCCCAAAAAGAAGTCTCTGAAAAACTAGCTAAACTACAAGAGGTTTTAAAGTAATATGGTATCAGTAGCAGATGGGGTATCAGCTACCCTAGTACAAATTTCAATATTTCGATCTGCTACTCAACCTGTTCCTAATAAAACAGGGGATTTGTGGATTGATACTTCAGGAGTAACTCCAGTATATAACTACTGTTCTAGTATGTCTCCTATTACATTCCTTCCACTCGATTCGGGCGGTGGGGGTGGTATTAGTGATGGGGACAAAGGTGATATTACTGTCTCTGGATCAGGTACTGTTTGGACAATAGATGCAGACGCAGTTAGTAATGCTAAATTGGCTGATATGCCTACTGCAACTATTAAAGGAAATAATACAGGTGGTTCTGCAAATCCTTTAGATCTCACAGCCGCACAAGTTAGGACATTAATTAACGTAGCGGATGGTGCTACTGCTAATAGTACAGATGCTTTTCTATTGGCTCGTGCTAATCACACAGGAACACAAACTGCCTCTACAATATCTGACTTTTCAGAAGCAGTAGATGATCGTGTAGCCTCCCTATTAGTCGCAGGAGCTAATGTTACACTAACATATAATGACGTGGCTAACACTCTTACTATTGCCAGCACTGGCGGTGGTGGCGGTGGTTCAGGCTTAACTCTTGGGCAATCTTTAGCCTTATCTATGACTCACGGAATATCTTAAATGCCAGCTAATACAAATCCAATCTATCCCTTAACTCCACGTGTTCGTGGAGTAGCAATTACAGCAGCAAATACACGTTCAGATGGTGTTGGTACTATCGGAACAGATCTTTTTCTTGTTGGTACTGTCGGAGCAGACGCAGCATTTCTTCGATTTATTGAGTTCTGGCCTACTGCAAGTGTAGCAGCTACATCTACAACAGCCACAGTAGCTAGGGCTTTTACAAGTGAGGTTAGCTCAGGAACAACTACGGTAGCAAACACCAATCCATTAGGTGAACTTCCTCTTACTTCTCAAAGTGCAGCTAATTCAACAACAGCAGTGACTCCAGTAGTTCTTCAAATAAATAAACAAATAGAAGCCGGAGATAGTATCCTTGTTAGTAACCATGCAGCTCCTGCTGCAAATACTCAATGGAAAGCTGTAGCTTATTGGGGAGATTATTAATGTTGAAAACTCCTGAGAACCATACAGACATGGTAATTATATTCCTGTCTCCAGAAAAATACGTAGGTAAAACAGGTGTTCAGCGCGTTAATGACCATATGGAAGTTGTTGCTATATTACTTGACGATGGTACTGATATGAGTGATAAAGGTTGTAGTTATAGGGGGTTAAATGTCGAGCCATCAGAGTGATTTTTTACGAGATGCCACAAAACAAAATACTGTTTTTAAGTCTTTTAGTCCAACAGCAGGCGCTATTTGGGTTCCTTATTATATCCCTAAAAACGCAAATCTTTTACGTATTCGATTAAAAGGCGCTGGAGGAGGGGGTGGTGCAGGCTTTCTTGGGGCTGCTTCTGCGGCTGGAGGTGGTGGTGGAGGTGGAGGGGGTGGCTATGGAGAACTGCTCGTAGCTGCCTCCGCATTACCAGATGTAATTTGGATTAGTTTAGGAATGCCCGGTGCAGGTGGTACTACCGGTGCAGGTGGTGCAGGAATACAGAGTTTTGTTGGTTTATTAAAGCAAGCATCTAATACAGGAAGTTTGCTTTTTTCTAATGCAGCAGGGGGTGGTGCTGCTGGTGCTGCCACTGGAGCCGCTGCTGTTGGTGCTGCTGGTTCCGTTGCAATAGGTTTTATAACCAGTATAATTAGCTCTACAGTAGTAGCTCCAACAGCAGCAGGAGCTGGCGGCAATGCGGTCTCTGCGGGAAACGGTGCAAACGTCAATCCTTCCGCAATCACTAGCGGAGGTGGTGGTGGGGGTGCTATTGGAACTGCTGGTTCTGGGGGTAGTGGTGGCTCTATTTCCGCAATTACTAATTTATCCAACCAAATCCTTGGAGGTAGTAATGGACTTGTTGGTTTTTCAGGAGGAAATGGTCGAAATGGCTTATTAGAAGGCTCTAATTTACTAAGGCATCCTACATTTTCTACAGGAGGTTCTGGCGGTGGCGGATCTTCTTTTAGTGGTTTTAATGGTGGAATAGGTGGTGAAGGGGGAGAAGGCTGCGGAGGAGGTGGCGGTGGTGCTGCTTTAACTGGTAACACTCGTGGAGCTGGGGGGAACGGCGGAATCTCTATTTGCCAAATTGAAGTCTATTAATCACTATGAATATACAATCATTTATTGCAGTAATTATTTTAGCTTTATCTAATTATTTTACTTGGTCTTATACTTCTAATAAGTATAAACTAAAAGAACAAGATCAAATAATTGAATACTCTAATGAGCATAAAAGGGCGTCTAAGGTTGAACTAGAAAAAGCCATTAAAGTTGTAGAAAAAATACAATATATAGAAAAAGAAGCTAAACAAAATGAACAAGC